TACTGACGCTTCAAGCGCAACTAGCGAGATTCTTGTAGGGTTCAAACGATATGACCTTTCGCAGCTGGAAGCAAAATTCAAAGAACAAACTCCAGACTCCACAGATACTAATGCTGATTTCAACTTTATCTCTAAAGAAGTTATCTACATTAAAAATGCTGTTCTTGAAATCTATGATGAAAAAGGCGAGTACTTAGAGGACTTAGTAGTTGCCGATACAAGAACAGTTGAACCAAATGAGTTCTTCCAAACCCCAGCTGAAGCTTTAGTCGTCCTCCTAGAGCATTATATGGGTTCTAACCCTTGGAAGAACTCCCTTTTTGAAGCTTATAGAGATGCACTAGTTAATGTATCCTATAAGGAAGCTGAACTAAAAAACTTATAGAAGCGGGAGAGTTTCTAGGAAGAGCAGCTTTAGAGAGTTCACAATCTCACAAACTAGCTAAAGCTAAAAAAGTTGAGGATGACTTTAAAGCTGCTTTTCAATCTCTCGCTTTTGAAGAATCTAGTGAAATAGAGGAAGATGAAGAAGTTTACTTCTACCTCTGGGAAAGCTTAGAGGAGATAGTTACTATTTATAGAACTCTTACTAACTATCTTTCTGAGTATTATGCAATAGATACAGTAGTTCTTTTAGCTTTAGTTAAAGATAAATGTATGCCTGTAGAGAAAACTTTACAGTTGATTCCCTATATCCATTCTGGGTATTTAGATATTATTGTTGATAAGGCAGAAGATAATGGCAGACCAGACGACTAAAACTTTACTTTTAAAGATTAAATCAGAAACTGGAGGTATTAAAGACCTTAGTACTGCTTTTGCTGAAGCAGATGCAGCTGCTAAAGCTTCTTTAGATGCTCAAGTAAAAGCTATTAATGAAGTAGTTGAAGCTAAGAAAAAGGCTGCCAAGGAACAAGCTAAAGTAGACGCAGATTTAGCTAAACAACAAGCTGAAAACTTTAATAAATCTATGATGGGGCAGTTAACTAATGCCCCTAGATTTACACCACAAACTGCTATGGTTAGTGGTATGTCTGAAGCTGGTAGATTAGCTAAACAACAAGCTGAAGAATCTATTCAAAGAAGTAAAGATGAAGTTAAGCGGATAGCTCAAGCTAATACTTTAAAAGCTAATGAGCAAGCTAGATATGCAAAACAAGAGATTAAAGATGAGCAAGATTTAGCTGATAAAACTAGAAAAATAACTCTTGACTCTTTAAGAAAAACTATTGAAGAACGTAATGCAATTCTAAATGCAGCTAGTAAACAAAGACTAGGGACTGCTATAGGAGATATTACGTCTGCAGAATCCTCTGACCGTAAGAAACTACTAAGAAGTCTTAGAGAGGATATGACTGAAAGAGCTAAACTCCAACAAGAAGAGTTTAACTTAGTAGAACGTGGTTTGCAACAAACTAGAGTTAGAGAAGCTGAAAGAGCTAGACTTGAAGAAACTGCTGCTAGACAAAGACTTGAAAGACAAGCTGCAACTAATAGACAACTTTTAGCTAATGAAACTGACTTTAACGAAAGACAAAGACAGAATCAGCTTAGAGGAATGCGAACTTCAGCTACTGAAGCTTTTGCTCCTACACCTACCGCAAGATTGTCTCCTATTCCTAGAGTTCCAGAAGATGTTAGAAATTCTTATGACAGTCTATTTGCTCGTATTGGTGCGATTAATATAGAGTATAGACTTTGGAATACAGCTATTAATACTGTAACTGAAAGTTTAAGAGGTATTCCTAGAGTAGGTATTGAGTTAGATTCTGTTAAAGCATCTTTAGAATCTACTATGGGTAGTACTGCCGCAATGAACTCAGCCCTAAAAGCTTTAGATTCTGAAGCTGAACGGACTGGTATTAATATTGGAATTTTAAGAGACAACTTTAAAGGCTTCCAAGCATCTACGTCTCTTTCTGGAGTTAGTTTAGATTCTACATGGAGAATGTTTACTAACTTAAATACAGTAATTACAGGTTTGCATCTTAGTGCCGATAAAGCAAACCATGTATTCTTAGCTATGTCTCAGATTTTTAATAAATCTAAAGTACAGTCTGAAGAGTTAGTTAAGCAATTAGGTAACTTACTCCCAGGCGCATTTGCTAGTTTTGCAGCTTCTATGAATATTGCTCCTCAAGAATTAGCTAAACAGATGAAAGCAGGTACGGTATTTGCTAAAGATACTATGGAGAATTTCATACAGTATATGGCAACTAAGTTTACCCCAGCTTTCAATGCTTCTATAGATAACTTAAACGCTAATACAGGCAGAATGCAAACAAGTTTTGTGCATTTGCAAGAAGCTATCTACGAGAAAACTGCTCCTGCAATGAATAGCTTTGTAAAAAGTGTAACTGAAACTGTAAAAAGCATGACTTTATTTGTAAGTACAGGTGATAACCTTGCAAGTACTTTACAAACTGTAGTTGTAGCTGCTTTAAGTTTAGTAGCAGGTCATATAGCTAAATTGATTTTAGCCTATGCAGCTATGGAAACTCAAGCTAAAGCAACTAAAGTAGCTATGATGTGGTCTAATGCGGAAGCAGCTGCAGTTATTACTTTCTTTGTAACTTTAGGAGAAACTATTTCTGCTACTTACAATGAGTTTGAAAAAATTAAGAATGCTAGAAGAGATTTTAATGCTCTTTATAAAGAAGCTTTAGTTATAGGAGAAAAAGAATTAGGCACTGATACTTCTAAATTAAAATCTGAAGCAGAACTTCTTAAAATTAGAGTAGAAGAAGATAAAACTTTGGGGGATATTAATAATAAGCTTACAGCTATGCAAGCTAAAATGAAAGATACTCCAGAGCAAATTAAAAGAGATAAAGGTCAAGCTTTAACTAAAGCAGAATGGGATAAAATAAATCAAGATGAAGCTGCTATTACGGCTGTTAAGGAAGAAGCTCAGACTGTCAGAAATAAAGTTACTCAAAAGTTATTGCAACAAGATAAGGATGCTGCTGATAAAGTTCATCAAGATAGAATTCAAAGTGAGAAAGATTTTCAAGAAAAGATGGTAACTCTTGCTGATAAGATTCCAAAAACTCAACAAGAAGCTGTTGCTAATGCTTTAAAAACTTTTAGAGAACAGACTAAAACTCAGTTAGAGCAAGATAAAGCTACTATAGATAGATATACAGAGTTACTTAAAAAACCTACTGGAAGTGTAAAATCTGATGCTGTTGAAAAAGCTAAAGCTGAAGCTGAGGAAAGTTCTCGCTCTATAGCTACAGCTAGAGAAACTGAATCCAGAATTACAGAAAAAGCTATTAAACAGTATAATGATAGATTAGAAGCTGAACAAAATAAATCTGCTTCTAAAAGACTTGCTGGTATCAAAGAAGAGATTAGTCAAGTAAGACAATTTGAAAGAACAGCTGCTAATGACGCTGAGAACAAAATTAACGAACTTAACTCTGAAAATGACCGTAAAGTTTTATCTTTTGAGGATTACCTAAGACGTAAACAAGCTATCCTTGATAAAGACTATAATACTGAAAAAGATTGGTACGAAAAACAAAGAGAGCTAGCTCAACAGTCTGGTAAAAAAGGTCTAGTAACTCAAGCCGAAGAGCAACTTAAACGTCTTGAGCAAGACTATCAATCTAAATCTAAAGTAGCTGCAGACGAAACAGCTACTAATATGAATAACTATGAAACTCAGTTAGCTAGTATTCACCAACAATATCAAGACATTCTAGGCATTGAGAGAGATTCTGTAGAGATTACTAAAGTTAAAGTTGAACTTTTAAACCGTCAACTTGAAGCTGAGATTAGAGAAGGCGGAGAAGCTGGAGCTAAAGCTGCTAGACTTAAAGAAGAATTAGTTATTCTGAATGAAGCTAAAAATCTTAAATCTAAGATGGCTATCTATGATAGAGAAACAGCTACTGCAGAGAAGATTCATGGTGATGCTATAAGTAGGATTAATGAGTTACAGTCAGCTGGGCAGTTAAATGATTTATCAGCTGCTATGGCTAAAACTGAAGCTAACCAAAAACTTCTAGCTATAAGAGAGAAAGATGTAACTTTAGCTAAAGAAGCTTTAGATTTAGCTAGAGAGGAAGCTAGACCAGCTGCCCAGGACAAATACGATATAGCTAAACAAAAACTTGAAAGTTTAAAACTAACTGCAGATGCTACTGGGCAGTTTATAGAGCAATCTTTAGGTAGTGCTTTTGAAAGTTCTTTCCAAGGTTTAATTACTGGAACTATGAATGCACAACAAGCTTTCAAGAGTTTTGCAGCTAGTATTGTTTCAGATATTGCTAAGATTATTGCGCAAGAAGCTAGAAGTGCTATTTTAAGACCTATTATTGGAGCAGCCTTTAATGCTTTAGGAGGTCTATTTAGTTCTGGTCCTAGTGTTGCCGCAGGTAATTCTACAAGTTTTACCCAAACTATGCAAGGCAGTAATTGGATGACAGCTAAAGTAGCTAATGGTGGAGTTTTCTCTGGAGCTGGAATTTCAGCACACTCTGGCACAATGGTTAATTCTCCTACATTATTTCCTTTTGCAAAAGGTGTTGGTTTAATGGGTGAAGCAGGTCCAGAAGCTATTCTACCTTTAAAAAGAAATTCTCAAGGAAAACTAGGCGTTAGCGTAGATAATACTGGACAGCAAGGCGGCAGTAATATATACTATATCAACACTACAGTTAATGCTGGGTCAAATGCGTCTCCAGATTCTATAGCTAATAAAGCTTCTGAAGCTATTGTAAGAGCTATAGCTAGACAAGAGATTAACTCTGCAGCTAGACCTGGAAATAGACTTAACCAAGTAACTAAATACGGATAGGGTAATGACTACAGTAGCTATGCCAGTGGTTAATAAAATAACCTTAAATAGTTCTTTAAAGGTGGGATTTAGTCAAATCTCAGCTAAGTTTGGAGATGGTTATGAGCAAATAGCTCCTAACGGGCTAAACAATACAATGGACACTTGGGATATTGTTTGGGGAGCTTTGACTACAACTGAATTTCAAACTGTCATAGCTGCTTTAAAGTCAGTAGGAACTTGGGGTATTATTACTTGGACTCCTTGTGACGAAACTGTACAGAAGAAGTTTAGAATCTCTGGAGACATTACTCGTACCCGTGAAGGAACTTTGTATAATGTTACTTGCACTATAAGACAGGTATTTGACGTATGACAATAGCTCAAGATGTTTTAAAGAATGAAGTCCCAGCTTTCATTGAGCTATTTGATATTGATTTATCTTCTACTAATGAAGCTAGTCTTGTAAATAGTGTTCTAAGATTTACTCCTATGACGGACGGAACTGACCTTTCTAACTTACATAATGTAATGTTTGGTGGAAATACTTATTACCCATTTCCTATTCAGTTATCTGGCTTATCTTTAAGTTCAGAAGGCGCGCCTCCTAGACCTCAACTTACTATAGCTAATATAGATAAATCTATAGGTGATTTTGTCTTTAAGTATGGTGATATTATAGGAACCACAGTAATTTATACTAGAACTTTTTCTCCTTACTTAAACACGTCTAATAAAATTTCATTACCACCTTTAAAATACTTTATAGCTAAAAAGCTTACTCACAATAAGAACCTCTTGTCTTTTGAGCTTAGAGATTTTAGAGATAAAGAAAGAGCTATGTTACCTAAAAGACAGATGTTAAAGAAGGATTTTCCTGGACTTGGGATTAATAAATATGTCAGATAAGATTATACTTAGTGAGCTGCAGTTGCAGCAGATAGAAGATGCTACTCTACAAGCTTATCCTAATGAAATGTGTGGCTTCTTAACAGCTGAGGATTTTATCCCAGTTACTAACATCTCAGACAGACCTCAAGAGTCTTTCAAGATTGATTCAGTTGATTATATAAAATGGTATAAACAAACTATAGCTATTGTTCACTCTCACACAAGAGAAACTAGAAAAGCTGAACTATTTGATTTAAGAACTCCAAGTTATGCTGATTATGTAGGGCAAAAGAAAACTGCAAAACCTTGGCTTATTGTTGGGTGTGAGGGTATGAGTGTCAGTGACCCTATTCAATTTCCAAGAGTTAGGTCAAATGTTTATATTGGTAGAAGGTTTCAATGGTTTCTAAACGACTGTTATAACTTAGTTCAAGATTTCTATTGGTTTGAACTAGGTATTGACCTTCCAGAAGCTAAAATAACACCAGACTATGATAAGTTAAGAGTTTTTGACGGAATCTTTGATATTTACTTAGAAGAGTATGGCTTTGCTGAAGTTCCTTATGAGGAATTAAAAGAAAATGACTTAGTTCTTTTAGATAATGGAGGTTTCCAAAGTAATCACTTAGGGATTTATACTAAAGGGCAAATACTTCATCAAGGTCTTGTCAGTGTTAGTGTTCCCTTTGAAACTTATATAGGAAGAATTAAAAAGGTACTTAGATATGTCAAAGATTAAAGTTATTCTTATCGGGACTGAAACTGAAAGTTTTGAGTTTCATGCTAATTCTTTAAAAGAAGTTCTATCTCTTATGCAGCTGCAAAAGGGAGAAGAGTTTGTATCTAGTTTAATTAAAGAAGAGCATAAGTTTATTTTAGCTAATGAAAAAGATTATGAAAATATGGTAGCTTTAACTCCCGAAGTTATTTTTTCTAGTTTTGAAGGTTTTACTGATTTATATATTATAAAAGAAATTGAAGGGGATGCTCCAGCTGGATTTGCGGTTACAGCTGCTGGATTTCTTGGAGCCACTGGAGCAACTGCGACTGCACTAGCTTATGTTATCACCTTTGCCGCTTTAATCGCAGTTAGCATGGCAGTTTCAGCTGTTATGTCAGCTCTTTCCCCAACACCAGAATTTGGCAAAGACCCTTCAGCACAACAACAAGAATCTAACTTATTTAACAGCGCACCTATAGTAAGAAACCAAGGAGGAAGTGTTCCACTTATCTTTGGCAATCCTTACTGTGGGGCAGTACTTATATCATCGGGACTATTTTCAGAAGAGGTAACTATCTGATGCAAGAATTAACTATCTATGGTGAAGGTAAAGGCGGTGGTGGTCATACACCTACAGAAGCTAAAGACACTTTAAAATCAAAACAAACTATGAGATTGCTTTTTGCACTTTCAGAAGGTGAAATTGATTCTGTTAGTGATATTCTAGTTAATAGTGCTAGTATTTCTAATTATGCAGCTGATGTAGTTACTTGGGAGACAAGAACTGGTACACTAGACCAAGAAATTATAAAAGGTTTTTCTGAAGTTGAAGCTCCTATTGCAGGTTCTGGAACTTTTCCTATTGAGTTAAAACATAATGTAGAGAAGGTTTATACCCTTTTAGGTCAGTATGAT